GACTTTTTAGAGAAGTTAGACGGAGTAACCCACGTTATTTTTAATCGTAATATCTCCGAGCTTATGAAGCCTGAAGAGACTATATTAATTCTAAAGGCAAGAGGTATAAAAGTAATTTGCGATATAGATGACTACTGGGTATTGCCTAAAGGACATCCTTTGCAATTATTTTACTCTCGTAGTAATATGACTAAGTGTATCCTTGCAAACATCAAATTTGCAGACGTAGTATGGACTACCACAAAGATTTTAGCGGAGAAGATTAGACCCTACAATAAAAACGTAGAGGTAATTAAAAACGCTATTGACCCGAACGAAAAGCAATTTGCTTACGAAGATTTGTCTTTAAAATTTGATACTTTCTTTTACTCAGGAGGCAGCACCCACTTAAAAGATTTAAAGCTATTAGGTGACGCGTTTGATAACGAATATTTAACCGTTAAAAGCCCGAGAGTACCTAAGCGAATGAGTCCGATACTTCAACAAGTTAGCAGCATACAAGAATATGCTACCGAGTACCAGCATTGCGGTATATGTATAATACCTTTAAGAGATAATTTATTTAATCGCTGCAAGTCTGAGCTTAAAATGATAGAGGCTGGACACTTCGCTAAGCCCGTAATGGTAAGCAACGTAATGCCTTACAACCTACTCGCTACTAATAGCAATAGCCTAAAGGTAAGCGGTAATGACTGGGCAGCTGCGATTAAGAAGATAAAAGGTAATTACAATATGCAGATAGAGTTAGGACTAAAGCTAAAAGAAGACGTAAAGTCTAAATATGATATAGTAAAAGAAAACGCAAAGAGATTACAAACCTTATGAAATATAATATAATAAAACGATACCGAGACGCTGAGAGCGGAGCAGTATTTAATTTAGGCGAACAGATAGAGCTTAAAGACCAAAAGAGAATCAAAGAACTAAAAGCAAGCGGGTGCATAGAGTCAGTAGCAAAGCATAAAAAGAAATGAGCGAAGAGCTGGAGCAGCAAATAAGGGTTATAGTTAAGCAACAAGGCGGAGGTATAAGCCCACACCTTAGAGCAGAGTTTCAAAAGCTTTGCCAAGATGATTTTGCGTATAGACCTGACATTACTTGCGGTAAGTGTATATATAAACATAGCGTTAAGCTATTTGATAAGTATTTACAATGATAATTGAAACTAAAAAGCTAACGGATTTAATACCCGCTCCGTACAACCCAAGAACCTCTAATAAAAAACAAGAAAAAAACTTAAAGGAGTCTTTATCTAAATTTGGATTAGTTGAGCCTATTATTTTTAACCAAAGAACGGGCTATATCGTAGGCGGTCACTTTAGAGTAAGAGAGCTTAAAAAGTTGGGTTATAAATCGGTAGACTGCGTTATAGTAGATTTGTCAGAAGATGACGAGAGAGAGTTAAACGTAAGACTAAACGCTAATACTGGAGCTTGGGACTTTGACCTACTCGCTAACGAATGGATTATAGAGGATTTAGTAGAATGGGGGTTAGAGGGCATACCTTTTGATATTTCAGAAGAGGAGACAATTAAAGAGGATAAGCAGATAGAAACTTGCGAGAAATGCGGAAAACAGATTTAACAAAAGTTAACAAAAATCAATAAAAAGAATATGGATACTAAATTAGCTAAAAAATCATTTATAGAAGCTTATAAAAAAACCTTTGGTAACGTTAGCCAGTCTTGTAAAGTAGTAGGAATAAGTAGAACTATCCACTATCAATGGCTTAAAGAAGACGAAGACTATAAAAACGAATTAGATAACATAGAGCCTTCTGAAATGTTTTTAGACTTTGCCGAAAGTAAATTAGTTGAGAACATAGGTAAGGGAGATACTACCGCTATAATCTTTACCCTAAAAACTAAAGGTAAGAGCAGAGGTTACGTAGAGCGTCAAGAGATACACCAAGAGACTACCTACAAAAGCCTGGATATTAATATAATTGATACTGGAGTACCTTTAGCGAGCAGCGAAAAAGATATAGTTGATTAGTACGGGCAACCTATATCGAAGCAATTATAATTCTACTGCTGATATAGTAGTAAATCAGGGTGGAACTTCTTGTTTTGCGGGGACTCAATGCGTAGTCACCTCAGAGGGTTCTAAGCCGATTAAAGACATAGAGGTAGGAGATGTAGTTAAATGCTATGACGAGGCTAAAAAGTCTATTGAGTGGCGTAAAGTATTAAATAAGTTTAAGTACGATAATAGCAAAAGGACTATCAAAGTAACCCTGAAAAATGGGCAGACAATTATAGCTACTGAAGACCACAAATTTTATTTTGAGGGTGGGTGGTATTCTCTAAAATATATACTATCTTTACAAAATGGAACATTGGAAAAAGATTAAAGGTTTTAGCGATTACGAGGCGAGTAATCTTGGCAGATTGAGAAGTCTAAACTATAAGCGGACTAACAAAGTAAAAGTTTTAAAGCCTTCTATAAGTGGCGGGTATTTAAAGACTATGCTAAAAGACGATAGCGGTAAATATAAAAGCTCTTACGTACATAAATTTGTATGCCTTGCTTTCTTAGGAGATAGACCAGCTAAGTACGAGATAAACCACAAAGACGGAGTAAAGACAAATAACTCTACTGAAAACTTGGAGTATATTACAAAGTCAGAAAACATAAAACACGCTTATAAACTTGGGCTAATATCTGTAAAGGTGGGTAGCTCTAACGGAATGGCTAAACTAACCGAGTCGGATGTTTTAGAGATAAGAGAACACGCAGCGAATAGCGGGCGTTATTATGGCAGACAAGTACTTGCAGAAAGGTACAAAGTATCTGAGTGTACAATAAAAGAGGTAGTATCTAAAAGGAGAGGCAAGTTTTATAATGTTTGATTTAAGCCAAGTCGAAAGCTGGGAGTATGTAGAAGAGCAAATAGTCTACGATATAGAAGTAGAGGACTGCCATAACTATTTCTTAGATGTTGGCTTTGATGTTTTAGTCCATAACTCAGGAAAAACCTATGCTATACTTCAAGTGCTATTCTCTAAAGCAATTAACGAGACTTGCACTATTACGGTAGTAGGTCAAGACATACCTAACCTTAAAGTAGGAGCGTTAAGAGACGCTATTGACATCCATAACGCCGACGAAGCTATCAAACAGCAAGTAACTTTCTATAATAGAAGCGACAGAGTCTTCACTTTTAAGAATGGCTCTATAATTGAGTTTAATAGTTACGACAACGAGCAAGACGCAAAGAGCGGTAAGAGGGACTATCTATTCGTAAATGAGGCTAACGGCATACCGTATAACATCTTTGAGCAGTTGAGCCTTAGAACTCGTAAGCAAGTGTACCTCGATTATAACCCCGATACAAGCTTTTGGGTACACGATAAAATAATACCTATGCCAAACGCTGAGCTTATAATCTCAGACCATAGGCATAACCCTTTTTTAAGTGATAAGATTAGAGAAAAAATAGAAGCCCTAAAGGATAAAGACTTAGACTTATGGAAGGTATACGCTCGAGGGAGAACGGGCAAAATAGAAGGTCTTATATTAAAGAAATGGTACGTATTAAACGAGAGCTTTGAGGATAAGAACTTAATCGGATATGGTATAGACTTTGGTTTCACGAATGACCCGACTACTTTAGTAGAGGTAAGGCTGCAAGACGGGGAGTTATGGGTAAAGGAACTAATATACGAGACTGGGCTAACTAATAGAGATATAAGCGACAGAATGGAGGCTCTTGGAATAAGTAAAGGGGCTTTAATAGTGGCAGATAGTGCCGAGCCTAAGAGTATCGAAGAGCTTAGGCGGTTACGATGGACTATTGACGGAGTTAAAAAGGGAGCAGATAGTATTATGTTTGGAATTAATCTACTCAAAGGCTACTCAATTAACGTACATTCGTCAAGTAAGAATTTAATAAAAGAGCTTGAGCAGTATAAATGGAAGGTAGACAGAAACGGAGATAGTCTTAACGTCCCGATAGATGGTTATAATCACGCAATAGACGCACTCAGGTATTTAATAATGCACAAATTCAGCAAGAAAGGTTATGGAACATACAAGGTTATCTAAAATGACGGTAGGGCAATATCAGCTATTAAATGAGATAGACGGAGAGCTACCCGTAATGGAGCAGAACATCTACGCAGTAGCAGCGATAAAGGATATAACCTACGAGGAGGCAAGCAAGGTTAAGCTAAAAGACTTTGCGGTAATGATAGCAGAGCTGGGAGAGTTCAATATTAAGCAACTGGAGAAGCTAAAAATTAATAGTAGGGTAATACTCAACGGAAGCGTTTACCATATTGAACACAAACCCGAGAAGCTAACAAGCGGTCAGCTATTAGATATAATTA